GGGTACCATTTGTTAAATTTACTAAACTCGCTTGGAATGGAGACGCTCCAGTGGCTTGGGATTGTCCTTTAATTATGTATAGATTACCATCCCAAAATGCTATACTTCTAGTAATTGCAAAAGTATTGGCAGTTTGTTGTAACGTGGTACTTGTATCTCCGTAATATCTTATAAAATTAGGTTGAGTGACTCCTTGGGTGTACGCATATTGTAATAATACTGTATTATTGGTATTATTCATTGCTGGTATATTTCCTCCGAACAATCTACCAATAATTATAAGATTATCATTTTCAGATAGGACTAAATCATCAACCACAACTCTTCCTAATCCGGTTGGTAGAGTTACAGGTCCAAATGTTTGTCCTCCAACAGGTAATGTAATCATTGTTGTTAAATCACCTGCTGCTAAAGTAAAATCATTTGGTTGAGCAACATTTATTTCTACAATAGAACTTGCTTGAGATGCGTTATTCACATATACCGAAGCAATTATTCTAGTATTATCAACAGCCGCAAGACCTCCCATTATACGTATAGCCGGTGGTACCGTTATCGTTCTGTCAAAAGTAAGACTGAATGTGTTAGAATCCGGATTGTACTGAATAATCCATTCATATATAAAGGCACCTTGACCTAAAGTTCTTGAGGTTAATACCCACATTCTTCCTTGATTAGTCTGCAAATTTAAAGTATGTGCGATATCAAATACCGTTCTATTTAACTGTTGGCTGGTATTAGATGCGTTATATGTAACAGGAGGTGCTGCCCCTAATGGAATTTCAATCGCAGTAGTATTATTATTGAAATCCCAAACCGCAACTGCCGAAGGCGTACCGGCCGCAGTTGCTGTATTACCGAAAGGTAAACCTGGAAACGCTAGTAAAGGAGCACATGCTAAAGTAACTGTAGGTTGACATTGCCATGGTTCTCCATTAACATCTATATGACAAGACGGGTAACTGGCCGCCCCATTAACCAAAGTTGTCTGTCCAATTCCTGGTATTCCACTCCAAATATTTGAATTTGACAAAACACCATCTTGACCTAAAGTCCATACAGATTCAAGAATACCATTACCATTCCTCTTAATTATATATAATAAACCATTACTCATGAACATATCATATTCTGAGTTAGTATTGAATGTATTATTTTGTTGTGTTAAATCGAATGTACATTCTTGAATAAACTGAGAGGTATTAGCAATGTCCCATTGTTCAAAGAAAATTGCCGGTGAGGTACCTTGAGTTCTTGTAATAACAAATAATTTAGTATTGTTACTATTAATTAAAATGTCTCCAAAAACTATTCTTCCATTTTGAAGTTGTATAAATTGGGTATTGCTAAAGTTATCAGTGCTAATATCATAATAAAATATTCTTGATGTTAGTAATCCGGTTACGTTTGCGTTTCTAGAAAACCAAACTCTTCCGTTGTTAAACTGTGGTGAAGAACCAAGCCCTTGTCCTATTGAACCCCAAGTATTAGTCGGTAAAGTTATATTCGTAGGACCACCTATCACAGTTTGAGTTGCAAAATTAACATCCCAATACTGTAAATTACCTGTGTTGTAAATTTTTACAATTCTTTGTCCAAAAGATTCCTGTAGAACAGTTATATCTCTACCAATTTGAGTGTTACCTGATAAAAATATCGGAACACTAGTGTTATCGTTTACGTTGTAAAAATATATATCAGTATTATTTAATATATTTTCACTTGTTTGAATCAATACAACACATCCCTGAATAATTGGAATTGGTGTCATTGTTGGAGTAGGTAGTGGAGGTGGTTCTGGACTTATTGTACAATTATCAGGACATGAGATAGCTCCAAAGTTTTGGTCAATCGGAGGTGATGCCAAGGTTCCCCCTTGTAGCCCTATGAATGATGATGCGCAGATTCTTTGTGTACCATTAACAGTTTGACTAAAATTAATTGTTGTTAAAACTCCAGAACAATTTCTGTATGTTAAAATTTCATTAGGTGATAATTTGATTTGATAACAATTGCAAGGTGGGACTACACAAAAATTACCATTACAATTTGTGGCACCTACCAAAACGGTAACATTACCAGGATTAATCTGTACTTGGAAGTTACCATTTAAAACACAAGTCTCAATGACAGGGTTATAAGGACTAATCCAAGCTTGATTAGCGGTTCCGTTGCAATCTACCCAATTCACTCTACTAAATTGTTGAGGAACTGCATTTGATGGGTTAAATGTGAACTTAACACATTTACATATTGGTAATGGAGGTTCAGGTGCCGCGATTTCTCTAACACAAATATTAGTTACATAAATTCTCTGGTTAAAGTTACTTAAATTACCTCCACCACAATCTAAATACGCTCCGAATTTTAACGAAGTACCTGCGGCAACAAACTGAGTCTCAACTGTAAATGAACCTGTTAAACCTCCTGGAACCCAAATACCGTTCCAAGTCTCTTCATGTACTTGTTGGTTATCTGTGTAAACTTTAATTTGAGCATAATTTGATGCACAGGTTGGGTAATCCGCTGTGATAAACACCTCAAATCTCATGTAATATGTGTAATTTAATTGGAAAACATTGTTTTGGAACAATTTAGAATTTCCTTCTCCTCTAAACCCAATCGCACCGGCATATCCATTGCCCCAAGTTCCACCAATGTCCAAATCCCAACCACCTGGGTTGTCTAAACCTAAAACAGTGTTATTTGAAATAAGCCAAGGTTCGGGTGGAAAAGTTGTGAAAAATGGGTCTCGTACTTTATTCCCAAAACAATTACCGTTACAAGACCAGTTTTCGGGATATTTGTTTAAGTAATATGACGGGTCTGAACTTTCTGAATATGTTGGAGTTCCAGCAACTAATTGACCATTAATTTCTTGAATAAAATCCATTGGTTCACATGGTCCTCCTTCAGAAATTTGAATTAATGATAAAATTGTAGGATATCCGTTTAGATATGAACCACTATTAAAACTCACACATGGTCCAACATTAGCCCCCGGACCACATCCTGGAGGGCCTGACGGTATAAATTCACCACTGTAGAATCTTAATCCAACAGTTGGGTCGGCACAAATTCGAGCAATACCACTTTCATAAATAATGGCACTTCTTGAGTAACCCCCTCCAAGTGACCCATCTCCCGAGCAAGTTTTGTATTGTACTCTAATTCCATAATTGTAATTATTTTTTACACTAAAACAAACACAATTAGACATACTTCGAAGTTGGTTATTATAACCGCCCTCAACCTTAACAACAAAACTTTCATTATTATCAGCAAAACCTGTGTAAATTTTATTTACATAGGTTCTATTATCATCGTTATAACCATTACCTAAAGTTGATATGAAAACACCAGGTGCTCCAATTTCTGATTCAATATCCTCAGGTAACTGTAAACCACCAGCATTCGAGCCTTGACCGAATGTTAAATAAGAGTTAGGATTTACAAAAATACTTGAATACTCAGCATCAAAGAAATTTATCAAAAACCCTTCAGGTAATTCAATTTCTTGGAAGGTTTTTAAAGGTTCCCCTTCATATAATGTTTCATAGGTAGATTCGGTAGTTCCAGCACTAGATAATAAAATTGAAGTAACTTTTTTGAAATAAACTAAGCTTGAATATTCACTATCGTCTTTAAAAATAGTTTTATCATTTTTAAAATTTAATAATAAAACTGTATCTGTAGAATCAACACTGTTTATATTACCAAAACTACCTTGAGCCGTTGTTAACGGAGTTGTCTGTGGGTTAAAATCTCCGGCATAAACTGTTGATTGACATATTCTAACACCCGCAATATAACCGTCAATATATGTATTACCACTCGAATTTGAACCTATTTTTAAACTAATTCCATTACCTACCGTAATGACATCACTTACTGAAGAAGTAGTTTCCCCACTTCCATTAAGATATATAGTTAAATCACTACCATCTCTTACCACAGCAATATGATTCCATTCACCTAAAGTAGGTTCTAAAGTAGAAACAATAGAACTACTATTATAATCAAACGCCAAGTATGTAGAATCCAACCTAATTTGCCAACCCTCTTCATTATTATTATCGAAATAAGATATAAAACCTGCGTTAGTATCTCCTGACGAATAATTTACCCAAAATTCAACTGTAAAATCATTTGAAAAATCGTATATACTTTGACCGGACAAATATAAATAATTGTCGTTATTTGTTATAAAACTTCCGTATGTGATTTTATTAAAATCAGTATTTATTGTTCCATCATAATTAACCTCAAGTATATTACCGGCATTGTATAATGTCCCATCATAGGTATGTGTTAAACCAGAACCTACCAATATAATAGAATCTGCAGAATCGAAAAAATTAGTTATAGAACTTGCGGTATACGTAACTGCCGAAAAATTTTCATCAATATTTGATGAGTAATTTTTAGATATACATTCTTCACAATTTATAAAAGTTTCTGAACTTCTTAATACTATTGTAACACCTGATACACCAGAATAATCACCGTTAGTTAAAGGACTAGTTACTTTTTTACAAGGAGAATCATTATTTGGAATTTCCACAATAACCCCGTATTCTTTTATCTCTTGATGACTTAAAAATATAGTTTCATTACCTCCAGTGCAATCTGATGCAGTATAATAAATACCTTTAGACTCTATGACCTGTCTAGCGGAAGTATATGGTGTATAATAAATTATATCGTTGATAAACGTACCTCCGGTATATGGACTTGTTTCTGTGATTAAACCTGGCGTTTTTATAAATTTAAGTGTACCATTGTCATCATAAACCACATCAACATTTATAATATCACCTTTTTTATAGTTTATATCTGCGATTAATTCATATGTGTTCGATTCTAAAATATCTAAAACATTAATCAAAATTGTGTTTGCTGATAAACAAGTTTCACAATCAACATACTCAACCAGTGATGTGTGTGTTGCTGCGGTAGATGTTGAACCGGTGATTAAAGTACCGCAAAATCTTTGGTGTGGACCTGAAATACTCTGTAAATGATAAGTAGTACCTGTCAACTCATCATAAGACCCAACAACATATGTGATTGGGTCTCCAGTTATTGGCTGAACACAGCTTTCAAAATCGTAAAAATAAACAAAAGGATTCATATTATTAATTTTCTTTATAAATATTATTAAAAACAAAAAGGAGGCACTAAGACCTCCTTTTTTACGATATTTATTTTTTTTTTTAATTTACCGAAATCTTTCTGATTTCTACTGTTCCATCAGAGTAATGGATATGAATTATATTAAGTCCCTTTTCAAGTATCGCTTCATCAATGCTACCGTACCTAATTGGTTTTTCATATAAATTACTAAACTGTCTAACTTCAACATAATCAATTTCAGGAGTAACATCATTATTTGTTGCAGTGGTTAATCTATTAACCGTACAATCAACTTGATTATTATTTGGATTTGTGTCACCTGTCCCACCATTTACAGTAAGTATTGTAACTCTCATTGTGTTAGACCCTCCAGGTTGGATTGCACAATTAGTTGGACTAAAACAAAGAGCCGATGAAGTCCAAGAATTACTTGTGGTTCCTCCAGGTAATAGAATAAACGAACCTGGCTGTAAGTTACCATTCCAAGTCAACGTTGTTCCACAATTACTAGCAATTGAGAATCCTGAACAATTAACCCAAGTTCTTCTCCAAGTAAAAGTAGTAATTGGAACTGAACCTGTATTAATAACTTTCCATTGGAAACTTACAGATAATTGAGTTGATGGGACTGTTATATTTGATGTTGATGGATAAGTTAAGGTTACTGACACATCTGAACCAGTTGAAATTGGTTGATTAATTGTGTAGGTGGTTTGACCCGTATTATCTGATGATATTGTTTCAGATACTGAACCCATATAATTAACTCTTACAAAAACATATCTAAGACCAGTGCTGTTTGCAACATTAAATGTTATTGACTCGGCATTTGTTGAGACACCATTACCCAATGTACTTTCATCAGTTCCAAGAATAATATCATCAGCGTCACCAAATACACTATTTGTTGAACTTCTATATTCCGTCATTACATTTACTTGACTAAATGTTGGATTCTGAGTTGCCACAATACAGTTAATAGTTAATTGAGCACCTGCGATAACAGGATTAGGTGTTACTGAAACTGAATTAACAACAAAGTTATGAATGGATGGTGGTGGAGGAGGTGGAGTTCCACCAGGATTAGGAGTCGCAATAATAGCGTCTCTTAAATTAATTCTACCATAACCAAGTTCATTACTTCTTGTTGACAATGGCCAAGTTGAGTTATTTGTGTAACTATATCCCCCAACTTTTTCAGCCGTTGTTGCAAGTATTTGTAAAACTTGGTCATCAGTTAATTCCCAATTCTTGTAAAAACAAAACGCGGCAGAAGCCGCAAATATCGGGCAAGAGAATGATGTTCCACTTATTGAGGTATAATCACCTGTACTATATCCTGCAGTTCCTGGTCTATCGACAGTTCTAATTTGTGTGCCAGGGGCGGATATATCACAAATTTGACCAAAGTTAGAAAAACTAGCTTTAAGGTCAGTTGATGATGTTGCTCCGATACCCCAAACTCCACTATAATTAGCGGGGTATTGATTTGCGGTTCCTGAAGAACCATTGCCTGATGAGGCAACCACAACCATTCCTTTTCCACCTCTTGCCGTTGTTCTTGCCGCTTGGAAAGCTGCGTCAAGGGCCGATGAATAAGATGAACCACCATAAGACATTGCAATTGCAACACAAGTTGGATTAGCCATAGCTGCATTAACTCCATTAATTTGAATCACATCTGAAGTAGAAAAACTACCTCCAGCGAAAACCTGAGACATAATGTTAACAGGCATTACCTTAACCCTGTTATTACCAACACTACTAACTCCAATACTGTTGTTTGTAACCGCAGCGATAGTACCTGAACAGGTTGTTCCGTGTTTATCTTCGGCATTTACATAAGGAATATTCGTAGTACTGTTAACAGCATTAAACGGATTTGTTGTGTTACCGGCCAAATCAGGAATAGTTAAATCAAGACCTCCATCAAACATTGCAACACTAACAGTTGGATTAGTTGCCGGAACTAAATCCCAAGCTTCATCAGCATCAATGTCTTTGTCACTCGTTTGACGTAAGTGCCAACATTGATTAAATTCCACATCATTTGGAATATAATCAAGTTTCATTTCAACCTTTTGGTCTTTATAGACCTCTTTAATAAACGGTAAGTCTTTAGATGACCTAACGAACGAATCTTGAGTTAAATTTTCAGGTAGTAATACAACATACCATCCAAGTTGCTCAAAATTAGCAACAATCTGAGCGTTACTTCTCTGAATAAACGCCTGAGTTTGGGATTCCATACCTTTTTGTGGAACCACCATTACTTGTCTGTCAATATTCTTGGATAAGTCATATTGACCATATCCGAGAATAAAGGATAGACAAAGTGTGAGTAATAAAACGATTTTTTTCATTTTTTTATTGGTTTAATTGTTTATTATCATTTGACCTTGTAAATGTTGTAGTCAGACGATTTCGGCTCTTCATTTTTGAAGAAATATTTTTCTTTCTTATTTCCATAAGTTATTATTTTTGTAAATGAGTCAGGTACAGTTGCCCCTGTCGATAATACTTTTGAATTTTTACTATAATTCATCCTGATTTGAACTGAGACTGTATTAGTTTTTGCGAGTTCTCTCTCGTGAACCTCAAGAAGTCTCCACGTACCTCGATTTAGTTTCTCATGTTGGAGCGTACAATTAAGATATGAGAAAGTTTGTTTTAAATTTTCTTTATCACAATTAAAGTCAGCAGCCGGGGCCAAATGACCTTTATCGTATACATTATTTTCATAGTCTTCCTCATTTGAGGTGACAATTCCTTTTACAGGATAAAAATCAAGACCTTTACGTGATATTGTACCGTCGGTACATAATACCTTATATTCAACCCATTTTGGTTGTTGTAACTTTTCAGAATACACCACATTGAAAATAGGTGTCGTTACATAAACCGAATCTCTAAGTTGTGCATTTGATAGTAATGGTAGAAAAAACAATAAAAAGAAAAACTTCATATGTAAAAAACATTTACATATAAATATCTTTATTTAAGTTTAATGACCTTTATCCAAAATAGGTTTACGTCGTTAAAATTACCATTTTCGTCTATTTTTCTATCACAACTTGGTCTTTACCTACTTTGAACTTATAAAGGTCCGATTGTCTGAATACAGTTATAACAACAAGTTTCCAATAAGTACCAGATTCTCTCTCAGCTGAAACGGCCATAGCAAGTTCCCATCTGTTAGAAACAAGAACAAATGGTTCACTTTGTTGAATTTCACCTGTCAGTATTTTTTCCGCAATATCTCTTTTAAAATTTTGGATAAATTCGACTATTTCCGCATTAGATACAGGTCTTTGATTATAATCATCTAAATCTCTTCCACCACTTCTGTAATTTGAATGTTTTGTGGTTATGACATCAAAACCAAAAGTAACCTCAAAATTGGTCGCAATTTGACCAATTCTTTTTTCAAGAATAAGATGTTTTTTTATACTTTCTCTAAGATTCATATTGTATAAATATTATAAAATCTTGTTTGATTTTCTAATATTATCCTCACCCCACATAGGTTGGAGATTATTTAATGACCAACATTTCATGAACTCCTCGTCACCGATTTCTTGAATATTGTGACGTGATATGGGTAATACATGGTCTACGTGCCATTCCCCGTAGTTATCCCAATTCATTCCATCTCTGAATTGATTCTCCAAATGGACAATTAAATCTTCAGGTGAATATTTTAAAATTTCAAAATAATGACCGTTTTTTTGTACATTATTTTCTTTTAAAACTTGGTAAATTGCTGTTCTGAAATTGTTGATTAGTTTATAGATGGGGTCGTTATGCTTACGAGTTTTTTCGTAAGTTCTTTTAACTTCACGGATTCTATCTATATTCTTTTCTCTATATTCTTTTAGATATTCTTTACGATATTCTTTGTTATGTTCGTACCAATTTTTACTCTTTTGATTCATACACTCTTTGTTATTGTCCCTCCATTTTTTATCCGCAACTTTTTTACCCCCAATAAATCTTCTACCTGATTGACCCATAGTAATTCCATTCTCCTTTAAGACCCTTAAAATCGTGGGTTTACTTAAACCTGTTTTTAGTGAGATAGTATGAGAACCTAACAAGTCATCATTATACATTTTAAGTATATCAAATAATTCTTTTTCGGTAGGAATATATTTCTTCATATAATATAAATATAAAGTATTTTACCAAAAAATCTATAGTTCATTAAAAAAAATAAAAAAGGTCAGATTTCTCTGACCTTTTTAATATTACTAAGATATTGATTATCTCAATTCTCTTAAATCAAATGTACGAACACCATCAATTGTAATTCTGGCATAGAAGCGATTATTTACCATTTTTTTCGCGTAACGAGTCATAATACCTTTGATTGGTGTAAAGTTGAATGGATTGTACATAGTTGGAGTTAATTGAAGTGGTACATACGGTGCGTAAATGTAACCGGTATCAAGTAACGATGTACCTTTGTGACCAATCAATACTTGGTTTGGTGGGAAGTATGGGTCACGATAAACCTGGTAACGACCAGCTAAAGTACCCACTCTTTCAATACCCATGTTGTATTGGTCTTGCTCAGGTGATGCGTTAGAAACGTGGAAGTATTCCAAGTCATCAAAGATTGCAGAAACCTCAGATGATACAACAATCCAGTTAGCTCCACCACGAAGAGTTGACTTGTGGATTTGAGCTGACAATTGGTTGATTGCAGTAATCAATGTTTGGTTCCAATCTTTCTGAGTGTAAGATGTAGTTTGTTGAATTCTTCTCCAACCGTTGTAGTCCCAACGTAGGTTCCAAGCGGCACCCTTACGAAGGTCACGAAGAATTTCACGGTCAATTTCCGCAGCTACTTGCTCTGACAATAAAGCCGTCAATTCAGCTTCAGCGTCGATGTTGTGGAATGCCGCAACGTCTTGAGCAAGTTCTGGAGACCACTGAGCTCTTAACTTTCTTTCAGCAACTGAAACAGTTACAGACTCAAGGTCGAAAGAAACTTCACCGATTTGGTCTTCGAATTCTAAATTCTTATAACGTCTGAATACAGCGTTAAAGTCATTAACACCAAGACCATTAATAGTTGTACCTGTGTAACCATCTAAAGATGTTGAATCACAAGTAGCACAAATTGGGCAAGAAAGGTCAACTTCTAAGTAGATGCAACCTGTTGGGCTACAAATATCATTATAAGAACCACCATTTCCGTCAGTTGGCCATGTTGTTGCTGTACGAACATTCAAACCTGAAACGATACCTTGACCATATTGTTGAGTTACAACTCTGAACAATAATGAGTTTGGATTACCAGCATCGTCCAATAAGTTTGTACAACCACCATCTTGGAAGTCATTTGTTGAGTAAATTCTTAAGTCAGACAAGAAAGTTTCTGAGTCATACTCATTACCATCAGGACCAATCAATTTACCGTTACCTGCGTTAGCAAAACCACACATAGAAACGATAACTTTTCTAACGTTCAAACCTTCGAATTCGTTAGTATAGTCAATCAATGTTCCGTTTGACCAAACTTGAACATTTGTAGTAACAGTAACTGCTGACCACTGACCTTTTGAATAGTCAAACAAACCTGGAGGGTCTAATTGACCTTCGTTACCTTCATAGAATAAATCATAAAGGTTCTTAGAAAATTGATTACCTGTTGTATAACCTGATGTTGGTGAACCAGGGTAGTTACCTGGTGAACCTACAGGACCCAAGTGAGAACCAGAAGAACCATCATAGTTATTTGTAGGTAATTGTGGGTCAAAATATGGGTTACCACCCGCATAAGCCTGAATCTTAGGTACGAAGTAGAACAATTTACCGATAGGTAAGTTCATAGCTTGTACTGATACGATATCATTAGCAAGTAATTTTGAGAATACACGTCTAACGATTGGGAATACAACAGTTTCGAATGAACCTGAAGAACCGTCAGAAGTTGCTTCGTTAATCAAGTAACTAGCTTGGTTTTCATAAAGCTGTGCTACGTTCTCTTTTAGGTGGCCCTTAAGACCTTCAAGGAACCCTAATTTGTCCCATTTGTTAATAGTATCTTCTTTGATAACTTTAAGGTGCTTAAGACCAATGTTACCAACAAGACCTGATTCTAATAATGCTCCCATTGTTTTAATTTTTATTTAATTTTGAGTTTATTTTAATTTTGCCATCAAGTCTTTCATTCTGAGGAATTGAGGATTTTCATAAGTTTTTGACTCAATTAAGTTAACCGCAGAACCTGTCGATGGAGTCGATTCAATTTTACGCTCGATTGACTCGTTCATTGGTTGACTTTGTACAGTTGAAAGTTCTTCCTTGATTGTTTTATACAAATTCTTTGATTCTTTAAGAGTTTCAACACCGTCAAATCTTTTCAAGATGTTAATTTTTTCTTGCTTAGATGTTGAGTGTTCGGTAAACAAACGGGTTGCATAGGCCAAATTTGAATTAAAAACCGCAACTTCGTTTAATTTATTTCTGAACACGTTAAGTGCCTTTCTGTACTCTTCGTTTTTCTCTCTAAGAATTTGTAATTCAGAAGAATCTACAGACTCAACTTTTAAGTGACGTGGAGCCGCTTTTGGTTTGTTCAAACCTTTTCTGCCCCATCTCTTGCCACTACCAAGTGTTCTTGACGCTTCATTTGATTCCACTTTCTTTGGCTTGTGTTTAAATTCACCATCAAGAGTTTCCTTATCTTTGTATACATTAACTTTTTTAGCGTTACCTGTACCCATAGTTTTGTCAGGATTCTTTTTAAGAACTTTAAAACCTTCGCCTTGATTTGGATTTTTATTATATGAGAATTTTGGTTTACCCATGTTCTTACCTTTTGCTTTGAACGCCTTTTTAGACTCTTCTAAAGATTCATTGTATTCGTCATACTCTTCCTCTTCATTGTCTTCATCAGACATTTCGATTTCGTACATAATCCCTTCATTTTCTTCTCCCTCCTCTTCATTATCGGAGTCATCAGACATTTCGATTTCGTACATAATCTCATCACCTTCTGAATATTCATCGCTAAATTCCATGTCATCGTCCGAATCCATTTCTTCTTCGTCTGATTCTTCATCATCAAACATTCTAGAAACAATGTCTTCAATTGATTCGTCAGTAGAATATGGTTTTTCCATTTCATCGGATTCTTCTTCCATTTCCATAGATTCTTCCATTTCTTGAGGAACTTCTTCTTCATAGAACTCTTCTTCCATATCAGATTCTCCTACAATCATGTATTCATTTTCGTCATCTTTAAGGTTGATATTACCAGCATCGTCTTTTGTAACTATGATGTTATCATCAGGTCCCATAAGTTGGAATACACGAAGTACTTCTTCGTCTGATTTGTCGGTAAGGTCGATAGGTTCTTCCATATCTTCCTCTTCGTCATCAGTATCCATGTTCATACCCATTTCCATGTCATCAGAGTCCATTTCGTCATCTGTTTCCATTTCAGGTTCTTCCATGTCTACGTCAGTCATATCAATCTCATCTTCTTGTTCAGATAGAGATTCTTTTACTAATTCTTTGATTTCTTCCTTCATAGTAGAAGCAAGTATTCCTTTTGCATTTTCAGCAACCGCTTCTTCCAAGTTTTTCATTTGGATGATTGCCTCTTCAACAATTGATTTTTCTTTTGCCATTTTTGGTTTTTAATTTTTATATAAATATTGTACAAATTCAAAAAAATTATCTATAATTGATATTTTGAATTAAATAAAATAAAAAAAGGAGGGATAAACCCTCCTTTTCTTTCTTATTGTTATACTAAGATTATTCTATCACCTCATCAATCTTACTTTCAACAATTGCAGTTATTCTCCAATCTTCAGAATAATTTTCAAAAACTTTAGTCACTTTTGCCTCTACATCTGTTGGTGAAAAACCTTTAACTAATTTTTCTTGTCTTAGTTTTTTAATTTTACCTGTCTCTGTGTCAGGCATGTCTGTTGTAATTTTTGCTACAAAATATTTTTCGTTCATTTTTATTATTTTTAGTACTTCAAATAATCGTTCAATTTTTTCATTAAGTCAAGCGATTTGTTTGAACTTTCATCAGAAACTCTTTGAGACTTCATTTTATTCTCTTCCTCTAAGTTTTCTTCAAAATTAAATCTATCATTTGGTTCTAAGAATAAATAAGCGCCAGGTGTAGATGGTGACCACACAAGGTCAAAACAAATTATTTCAAAATCATTCTGAACTTCATTATGTTCTCCGACCTTTTTTAAAGACCCAACTCCACGAGATGAAATACCTAAAGTAACTCCTTGTCTTAACAGATTTGCTGCTTGGTCTCCCTTAGTTGAAACGATTCCTCTCTCATGAAACCCTGGTGAGGTTAATAGTTTTAATTTACCCATTAAAACAGGTCCTTCCCACCATATTTCAGTTATTGCATGTGAAACTCTATCTAAATCAACAAGTGAAGATTCAGGGTGGTTAAGTTCAGATAACGCAATACCCTTGTCAATCATTTTTTTATAATTATCCGCCTCTCTCTTTAATACTTTCTCAGGATATACTCTTCCGTTTCTATTTGGAGTATTATACTTTTGTAATACCGCATAGAACTCAAACGGTTTTGAGTGGTCAAGCATCCCCTTAGATTCACGTATTAAATCCGCATTACGTTGTTCGGTTGGTGATATATACCCTGCGTCGTACTCAACAAGTATTCCCTTTCCGATTTGACCGGGTTGTATGATTTGATGATTCATCTTTAATTTTTCTTTATAA